CCTGGCGGGTGAGTCGCAAGCGTTCTATGCGCGGCAGCTAGATAAGTGGGCTCAGATGGCGCTAGCCTTGCCGTCTGTCGACCGGCTGCCGCAGTGGCAAGCTCTGCCGATGCGCTCGCCGCCGGATTGCCCGTACTGCCACACACCGAACCTGCGTCACCATGAAGCGCTCGGGATCGTCGCATGCCTGTTCCTGAACTGCCCGGCGATCACTGATGGTGTGCGGCCGTGGGCCGAGGTGGGGTCTAAGCGCGGCCAGCTTCGCTGGCGCTGGCGGGACGGGATGGTGCAGCCTTGATGGACGATGATCCGACTACCGCCGGGGACACTGAATGAGCCAGGCGTCGGGGACGGCTGTGGCGAACAGCCTCACCGGGCCGGTGGTGATGAGCCTGGCTGACCTGGCTGGCTACCTGCATCCGCGTGTGAGCGAGGAGCAGCTACGGCGGATCTTCGCCCAGCTACCCGGGCTGAACCCGGTGGGCACCAGCCCGAACTCTTCCGGCCGTGGCCGCCCGGTGGACGTGTACGACGCGGCCACGGTACAGGAATGGCATGCAGCGAACCGGAGGTGGCTCTTATGGACGGCCCGCCCGTGGGGATGATGACGCAGACGGCCGAGTGGCCGACGGAGCTGGCCATGCTGGTGCGGGACTGCACCTACCGGCCCGGCTGGGCTGTAAAGCTCGGGCACATCGACCGGGGCCAGGGCTCTGAGGGCCTGACGCTGATCATCACGACGCTGGGCTATGACTCCTACCACCCGGAGAACGGGCAGACGTACCGGGTGAACCATTACTTCCCGGTGCCCCCGGCAGCCTACGATGCCCAGTCGTGGCGCCGCTGGCTGCTGGAACGGTTCTTGATGGTGGAGCGGCACGAGGCGTGTGAGTTCTTCACCATCGCCGGGGTGAAGCCGTACGCGCCGCACCACGGGCCTGGCCATGATCCGTACATCGTGTTCGAGGTGGGCACCGAGGCTGACCAGCAGATGCGCTACACCGGGGAGATGGCCTCCACACCGGCCCGGATGCCGGACTGGCCAGTGTCCCATAACGACGGCGTGTGATGGCGCGGGGAATCCTGGCCGGTGGGCCGCTGCACGGCAAACGGCTTGACGAGGCGGCGGGCGAGCATCTGGGCGTGGTGGCGTCGGTGCCGGTGCACTCGCTGTGGTCGCGCATCCCGCCGAGGCCGCGATGGTGGCGTGACCCGCTGGGCTGGCTCCACTGGGTGCCGCCTGAGCGGGCGCCGGTTCCCGAGTCGGTGTTCGTCCAGCACCTCTACCGGGCGAACGGCCAGTTGCGGGACGGCACGCTGGTGCTGTGGTGGTGCGGCCGTTACGACGGGGAGCCGCCTGCGGACCCGGACACGGCGCTGCACCTGCTGATGGCAGAGTCGGCACGGGTGCCGCCGTGGGACCGGCAGCGCGCGCACTGGGAGATGAGCATGGAGTGGTTCACGGCGATCCGCCGTGCGGCGGGGATCTACGGCCTGGACGACGGGCCGAACCCGGGGGATGTGCTGCTGGGCGCCGAGGTGCGGGTGACGGTGGGCTCGCCCCGCCTGGTGACTGAAGAGACGCCCTGACTTGCCAAGATCAGTTTGCGGCGGATATCTTGCCCTTGGATCGGTCTGTGGAGACGCGCACCTCGCGCACCTGCCCGCCGATCCTTTCGAGTATCAGGGCCACGGCCCGCTGATCGGCTGAGGGGCCTTCCGGGTGGCAGGCGGGGCAGGTGTCCTGCCCGCAGCGTTTACCGGGGCGGCATAGCACCAGCACGGCACGTCCAGTCCCGTTCGCGGAGCCACTGCATCCCGGCGATGGTGTGGCGGCCCTTGCACTGCTCGCAATACCAGAGCGCGGCCGGGTCCTGGTGGGGGCTCGCGGCGCGGGTGGCGCCGTCGGGCAGCGGGGTGAACCGGGCGCCCTTGGCCTTCAGCCATCCGGCTACCAGCGACTCGGGTTTGCCCTTGCCCCACTTCACCAGCGGCGGCACTTCCACGCATACGCCGTCCTGGGTGCCGATCTGAAAACAGGCGTCGCCCCAATCGACCTGTATCCAGCGCATACACCGGAGTGTACGAGGTGGCCCGGACACGCGGCAGCACCAAGCAGCGCGGCCTCGCTGGGGGCCATCAGTCCAAGCGGCAGACGGCGCTGCGGGATCTTCAGGACATGGATCTGTGCGCCCGGTGTGAGCTGCGCGGCCGGGTGCACTACATGTGGCGGTCGCTGGTGACGAGGCGGCCCGATGGGCGGCTGGTGGCGCCGCTGCTGGATCTGGACGACTTTCCGGGGCGCGTGTTCGGCGGGCCTCAGGTCAAGCGCTTGTCCTACCGTCGCTGTAACCGCAGCGCGGGGGCGTCGCTGGGCAATAGGCTGAGGGCTTTGACCAGGCCAGCTACACCGGCCAAGTACACCAGGTGGTGACCCCGTGGCTGACAGCGTGGCCGAGCCCAGCAAGGGCACCAAGACGGAGACGACGACCCGCCAGTACGACGACGCGGGCAAGCTGGTGTCGGAGACGACGACCATCGTGGTGCGGGTGCAGGCCGACGATGACAAGCCCTGGCCGGGAATGTACCTGTAAGACGATGCCGGACTATTACGATCTGGGCATGCGCTTTCCGCCACGGCCGCCTGAGGAGCCGTCGGAACTGGCCCTGGTGACGGCGGCCAAGGACGCCGCCTACAGCGAGCGGGACATGCTGGTGGCGGCACTGTCCAAGGTGTTCCCGGCGCACCTCGCCGAACATGAGGGCGAGTGGGAAGAGGGCTGGCGCACCATCGTGTGCGTGCACCTGCCGACGGGGCAGGCGACCTGGCATGTGCACGACAGTGAGCGCGGCTGGTTCGGTCATCTGCGGGTGCTGGCTGGCCACTGGGATGGGCACACGGTGGAAGAGAAGTACGACCGGCTAGCGCGCCTGGCTGTCTGCCTTGGTACTTAGGCTGGGCGGATGAGCCTTACTCCCGATGACCTGCCGCCCGCTGACGACGGCATGCAGCAGATGGTGTGCGCCTGCCTGAACGAGACGTTCCACGTGGTGCTCGCCGATGGTGGCGCCACGGTCAAGGCGATCTGCGCCAGGTGCAAGGCCGTGAACGCGGCATGGTCGGGGTTCGACTGGGGGCCTGGTTTGGATACCAGCCAGATGCTCCCCGGCGGTGGTGAGCGCGACATGCTGAACGTGCAGCAGCGTGCCACATCGCAGGTGGTGAGCGGGGCCGACTGGGTCGGCGACCCGGCCGATCCTGAGCCGCTGCGGCCAGACGCGGAACTACCCGAGCTGCCGGTCACCAGCCCCGAGGTGGCCAACGCCGTCCTGGAGGGCGGCCACTATGACACGCGGCTGGTGTTCATCCCCGACGACGTGACCACGTTCCAGATCCGGGGGTATAGCGAGGGCCTGTACCGCCGCACATCCACCATGCGTGGGGGCCGGACGGTCTACGCGCTGACCCCCTTCCCGGGAGATTTCAATGGCTGACCAGGACGCACCGCAGCCCGGCATTCCCGTGCCCCCGCACGGCTCGGGCAAGACATGCCCGCATGGCAAGACCGGTGCGTGCAAGCAGTGCCGCAACCAGGACGGCATGGGCAAGCCCGTCAGCCCGACCAGCTACTAGACGCCAGGACTGTCGTCTACATGAGGCGGGATCTGATCTGGCCGGTGGCCGCGTTCATCGCGTACGCCGTCGGCTCGCTGCTGCTAGTGGTGGCCTGCACGTGACCATGGGCATCGTCTACTCTGTGCACCCATAGGGGAAAGCCAGGGAGGTGCGCCGTGGACGAGACGCGGCAAGGTGTTCAGTGGAGACGCGGCATGCTGACGGTGCTCGGTGGCCTGCTGGCGGTGGCGATCGTGCTGATGGTGGCGGCGGTAGTCTGATGTACCCGGAACTGGCGGAACTGCTGGCGGCCCTGGCCGATGGCGTGGACCTGCTGCTGGCCAGCGCTGGGCCTGATCAGGCGGTGCAGGCGGCCCGGCACCGGATCAGATCCGCCCGTGACGCCGCACATCTGGAGGCGGCGATGCCCGCCGAGTTCCAGCCCGGGGGGAAGGCAGCAGACTTCTAAGCGTGATCATCTCCCAACGATGAACAGGGGGTGACCACTGGGCCGGGGCTGCGTCGCCCCGGCCCATCCATGTAGCCACTTAGGGCGTTTCCGGTGATATCACTCGACTGCTAGCCGTCCGAGGGCCAGGCTTGGGCTGTGCGGCGTAGCTGACCTGCGGAGAGGCCCCATGCAGCTACCCGTGCCCACCGTGATGGTGCGGCCGTGACAGCGGCAGACATCCTGCCACTGATTTCCGGCCCGGCTGCGGCCGTGGCGGTGCTGATCTGGGTGGTCTGGATGCAGCGCAAAGACATAGCTGACCTGCGCCGTGCGCTGGAGGCTGAGCGCAGGCGGGGGGATGCCTCCGAAGAGGCCGCGCGTAGCACGCTGGCCGTCATCAGGGCTATCACCGGGGGACGGCTGCCGGTGCAGCCTGATGGTGGCGACGGGTTGTGAGGTGGCGGCCGTGGCGTTGGCAATGGCGCGGCTGGAGGTGGCCGATCGTGCGCGCAGCCAGAATCGAAGCGGAACAGTCCGAGGCCGCCAACGAGCGGGTTCAGACACAGCTTGTGGTCCCGTTGCGGGACATGCGGCAGCGCAACCACCTGGTCGAGGTGATCCAGGCCGAGATGATCAAGTGGCGTTCGCGGGAGGACGGCTAAGAGAGTGCACGCGCAGCGCTTGGTCGCCGAGATCGCGGTGCAAGCGATTTTCTACGGCTCGGTGCTGTTCATTGCGGCGGTTTCGACGTTCTGGCCGTGGTGGCGTACGCAGCTTGGCTGGACGATCATTGCCAAGTCGGCGGCGCTGGCGCTCGCGGTGATGCCCGCCATGTTCATCTACTGGTTCGGGCGGAACACGTTCACCCAGTCGGACTGGCTGGGATGGGTGTCGGTGGGTGCGCTGCTGATGGTGCCGCCGATCCTGGCATGGCGCGGGATAGTGCTCTGGCGCGTTCAGCGTCATGGTGCGGAACCTCACTAGGAAGCTGGGACCATCATGGGTGGCAAGCTGCGGGCCTGCTGGGTGTGTGTGATCGCGGCGCTGGTGCTGGCGCTGGTGTGGCTGCTGTCGGTTGTCACTTCCGGGTTCGCGGCACCATCATGGGTGGCGCCAGCGTCGGTGCTGGCGCTCGCGCTGGCTGTCCTGCTCAGCCTGATCCCGTAGAGGAGCCAACCATGATCGTGCTCGGCGTGATCTTGCTGGTGCTCGGCCTGGTGCTCGGCCTCGGCCTGCTGGTGACCCTCGGCCTGGTGCTGCTGGTGATCGGGGTCGTGCTCATGGCGCTGTCGTTCGTCCCGGCGCCGTCGGCGAACGCGCGGCCGTGGTACCGGCGCCGCTGGTACTGACGGGGGGTAGCGTGCGGCCACTACGATGGTCTGCATGGCTACCGGGCGGGTGCACCACATGCTGTGGGTGGATACGTCATCGATGATGGCGGCCCTGGCGAGGGTGGGCAGCCTGGTGCGGGTGTCGCTGGACTCGCTGGACTCGCTGACGATGGTGGCCATAGACGCCGAGGATGTGCGGGTGGATACGGTCACCGTCACCTCGGCTGACCATTTCCGGCCATCCCGGCCGCTGCCTGCTACCGAGGAGCCCGACCACAACTGGGCTAGCTCGGCCACCATGCGGATCTCCTCGGACCGGCCGCACCCATGATGGACGCCTCGTACCTGGTGAAGCTGGCTGCCCTGTTGGACAAGCCCTGGCGGGGCGAAGCCCTGGACCTAATCGCTGGCATATGGGCGATGGACGGCCCCCATGGCCCGTGATTTCTCACCCGCCGCCCGGGACGGTGCCGTGAGGCTGACCGCCGAGCTGCTGTCGATAGACGATGGCGAGCAGCCTGACGTGCTCGCGCTGACCTGCCGCATGTGGTGCTATCACCGCGAGCGGCGGCGGCAACTCGCACCGCTCACCGACCCCGAAGGCGGCCAGGCCGATGGGACCTGACTGGTGGCTCGCCCCACCCTGGCGGGGCCACTGCGGCACCCTGGATTGTGACAACGACTTTCGCGCATGCCCAGAGTGCAGCCCAAGTTCCCCCCAAAAGAAGGGCTGGCCGGGTAACCCTGGCAGGACACTGGCTGACGAGCCTTCGAGCCAGGTGGATCCCCGGCCAGCCCGCTGGGGGCGGCCGTCATGACGGACACCGAGATCGTCGCCGCAGCCGTCCACGTCGCCTGCGAGGTGGCCCGATGAGCGAAGGCGTCGCCTCCACTACGGCGATCATGTGGACGCATGAGCAGCACGCCTCGGCCGCGTCCGAGGTGGCCGACCTGACGCAGAACGAGTACACCTGGCGTACCCGGGTGGGACAGGGCTACCTGTGCTGGTGCCCCCTCAAGGGCGTTCCCGCGCTGCCCCACATCCACTACCCGGCCGATACGGTAGGGATACGCTGCGTCTACTGCGGGGAGCCGTTCGCGGTTCACCCGGTGCCGTGCGACCACACTGATGGTGAGCCGCACAGGGTGGCGCCCGGCAAGGTGGAGCGCGATGGCCAGTCCTGACGATCCGGCCGACCCGATCGGCGAGCTTGACGAGATGGCCGCCTCCGTGGCTGAGATGTTCGCCTCCTACTGCAAGGCGGGCATACCGGCGCATCACGTCGCTGTCATGCTCGGCACCTGGATGGGGACTATGGGCGGCGCCGGTCAGCCGCCTGGCGATGGTTGACGAGGCGGGGAATCATGATCACGCGCTGGAGATCACCAGAGACCGCCCGGCTGAGGGTTCATTGGTCCGTGGCGAGGTGCGCCTATCGGTCACCTGGCCGCGCAGCGCACGTGAACCTGTGGCGGGATCGCCGGTACCGGGCGGCCAAGGCACGGGACACGTTCCTGCGCAAGATCGCCTGGCATCTGCCGAGGCGCCTGATCATGTGGTGCTACATCCGGGTCGCCGCGCACGCCACCACCGGGGAGTACAGCGGGACAGTGGTCCCGGACCTGACGATGATGGAAGCGCTCAAACGCTGGCCCGATGGCGGCTAGCGCATGTGAGTGCCATAGCTCACTGCACGGCCCAGATGGGTGCGGTGCCCTGGCTGAGTGGCGCTGGCACTTCCCTGCTGGGCAAACCCTGCCCCACGAACCTGGGTACATCGACCTGTGCCAGGCGTGCAAGACGGAGTGGAGACGCCACGGCCTGTCCCCTGTCAAGGTGGTGCGGCTATGAAGTGCACAGGCGGCAAGGATGTGGAACGCCTGGAGCTACAGGTGAACCGCCCCCCACGGGCGTGGCACAGGCGCGGGGGGCGCTGCCCCCACCAGATCTGGCGTGCTGGGCGCCTGGTGTACGACGGGGCACAGATCCCAGTCACCTGGGACTGGGGGCCGCAGGTGGGCAGGTGCACTGGCGTGCGCGTCACAGAGGCGGGCCTGGTGGCGAGCGTAGAGATAGACAGGCCCATCCCAGCAGGGACACTGGCCGAGGGTATGAGCTTCAGGGTCAGGCACCAGGGCAGCATCGCAAGCCAGTGGCTAGAGGTACGCGTAGGCGACACATGCAGGGTCCTCCCTATCTAGGGTCTGATCTACCACCCCCGCCCCCGCCCGGCTGTGCCGGGACTCCTAGCACCGCGATGGTGGAGTGCCAAGGGACTCCACCCACCCCGCACGGTGGCACCCGGCCCCGCTGGCAGGGCCAGCAGATAGCCCGGTCACCATCCCGCGTACGACTCCGCGCCGCAGCCAGTGTGTGCGTGTGTTCACGCGTTGGCGTTGCTCGTCACGCGCTGTGAAAACACTTGAGACAGTTTGGGGCCAATAGTGGACGAGTGGGTGGCTGTGCAGCGGGCGGCGCTGGGCCTGGCGCCTAGGCAGGACGATGACGACCTGCCCTCGTTTGTGGGCGAGGTGGATGAGGATGGCCTGGTCGCTGACGCGGAGGAGATGGCGCAGGAGGTTAGCGAGCTTGCGAGGTTCAACCCGAACCATGCCCCGCCTGGCTCGGCGGCGGGTGGCCAGTTCACTACTGGCGGGGGCGGCCCTGGCGGGCGAAGTGACGCGCCGGGTACGGCGACGCGCAAGCGTCGGCTTCACCGGGAGGCGGCGCATCTCCGGGAGCAGGCGCGGGAACTCGCGGCCCAGATAGCTGGCCTGGTGAAGGAGCTGCGGGGGGCGGCGCGGGCTTCGAAGGCGGCGAAGGCGACGCATGCGGCTTCGAAGCGGGCGGCGGCGTCGGCGGCGAAGGGCGCGAAGGCGGCGAAGAACGCGAAGCCGGGGCAGAACGCGGCGAAGGCGAAGGCCAAGACGGTGCATCACAGGGCCGCGCAGTCGGCGGCGGCGAAGGCGGCTGGCCGGGTGGTGGTGCTGCATAAGCGGATCTTGGGTTTGCGGCATCGCATCCGGGAGCTGCGGGCGCAGGCGGACCGGCTGGACGCGAAGGCGAACTCGCTGTGAGCGAGGCATGTGTGATGCTGCCGTCCCGGGCTTTGTGGCTGATCTGGCGGGGCAGGCTGGCCAGGGCGGCTGCCTGGGTTGCTGCTAGCTGCTGTTTGCTGGCTCTTGCCCTGGCTGTGGGCTGCGGCCTGTAGGGTGGCGAGCCGTGGCCGCGCTGACGATCGACGTTGACCTGTCTGAGGTGCTGGCTGGGCAGCGGTCGATCCTGGCGAACCAGGCTACGATCTTGACGGCTCTATCGAACCTCACAGACAAGGTGGGTACGTTGGCTACTCAGGCGGATGTGGATGCGCTGTCCGGGCGTGTGCAGGTGCTCACCGACGCGGTAAACACGGGCGTGGGGGCGCTGAAAACCTCGCTGGCTGGCATCCGCCAGGACATCAGCGACCTGAAGAACGCCAACCCGGCCCTGGACCTGTCGTCGCTGTCGGCCAACGTGGCGGCGGCCGAGGCGGCGGTGGGGACGCTCGGCGGGCAGGTGGCCGACGCGGGCGAGCTGGACGCCGAGAACCCGGCGACGCCGTAGCTGTGCTGTTCGGGGCGAATCAGAACCACTACCCGGAGATGGCCGCTAGGGTCCACGGGATGAGTGTGCAGCGCTCGTATAAGCCGATGGCTCTGGGCTGGCCGGTGATGCCGGACGGGCAGGTGGCGCACTGGTCGATCCGCCCGGATCGTGACGCGCTGCTGGCGGGCGAGCTGGACGCTGGCCTGGTGTCGCTGCTGGGGGAGGCGCCGCCGGGTTCGCTGCTGACGGGCTGGCACGAGGCCGAGCACGCCGACCTGCCGGGCACGGTGGCGCAGCAGCAGGCGTGGGTGCACGGCATCCACACCTACCTGCACCACCTGGTGCACGACACCCGGTCCGATGTGCTGTATGGGCCGGTGACGACGATGGGCTCCGGGCGTGGCTGGGTGGTTCCGGGGATGGACTTCTACGGCGTGGATCTGTACGACCTGCACGGCACCACTGATCCGAAGGCGGCGCTGTCGGCCTGGTCGGCGAAGATGCCGGACACTGGGTACCGGGTGGTGGCGGAGACCAACTCGTCGGTGAAGGGGCACCGGCCGTCGTGGTTCAAGGCGGTGTATGAGTGGCTGGCTGGGAACCACGGGATTGCGCTGGAGACGTTCTGGCTGCCGTCAGGGCCGCTGTCGGGGCCGTGGGTAGATGATGACTGGCCGACGATCTCGGCGCTGCGCCGGGTGGCGGAGTCGGCGGGCCGCCCGCCGTGGCGGCCGTGACTGAGATCGGGCAGGTGGATGCAGACCACCCGGCTGCTGACCGGCCCAGCCCGCATGAGGGTTGCGGCTGGTTTATGCCAGAGCTTTATTGTCCAGAGCATGGCAACTACGACATGACATTTCTGTCGGTCAAGAAAGGCCCACTCACGCACGTGAAAGCGGTACTCGGAATGCCCCGTGAGACCGATCCGAGGGCAAACCGCAGATCAGGAGGTAGCGGAGACGCACGAGATCGGGGAGTGGATCGATCCGCATGCCTAGAGAGCAGGAGATCTCGGTCAAGGTGAACGTCATCCCGGAGATCGGCGAGGTGCGGCGGGTGTCGCTCGGCCCGCATGACCGGCTGGTGGTGATGGTGCCTGAGAAGATCACCGTGCAGCAGCGGGGCCAGCTCCGGGATCGCTGCGCGGCGGTGTTCGGCCCGGATTACCCGGTGCTGATTCTTGACGGCGGGATGGACTTGGCGGTGATTGACGATGCCTGAGATCGTGGCGGACGCCGAGCGGATGCTGGTGCCCAAGCCGGGGCCGGATCAGGTTGTGCTGGCGATCTGCGGCGACGATGGGGCGATCTGCTGGACGATCGGCGATAAGGCGACGATGGGTGAGCCGGGCATCATGGGGGCGCTGATCGGCTGCCTGGAAGATGGGCAGCGGATACTGCGGGAGCGTCCCCCCACGGTGATCGGCGGGAACTCGTTCCGCACGTTCTTGACCCCGTAGCACCACCCGCACGAACTGACGGCCCCGGTGTCCGCTCCCCCGGGGCCGTCAGCATTCCGGCTGAAGGGAGACGGGGCATGGAGATGATCTGCCAGGGGCCTGACTGCGGGATCGTGTTCGAGGCGAAGCGGAAGAACGCGAAGTACCACGACAAGGCATGCTCTGTCCGGGCCAGCCGCGCCGGTCGGCTGGGTGAGGCGACCCCGGCTGGGCCGGGCCGTGGCAGGCGGGTGCCGGTGGCGGTGGCGTCCGAGCTAGGGCGGACGACGCGGCGGGCGCTTGAGGCGGTGGACCGGGTGGACACGTGGGCCGGGCAGGCGGCGCTCGTGCTCGCGGCGCGGATCGACCGGGGCGGCGCGGAGACGGGCTCGGCTCTCGCGTCGATGATCAAGGAACATGCGCTGGCGATGGACCGGGCGCTGGCCGAGGCCCGGCAGGGCGACCCGGTGGAGGCGCTTCAGGACGGGGTGGCCAAGCGGGCCGCCGACGATGTGGCCAGGCAGCGCGAGAAGCATGGCAACGCTTCAGCTAGTTGAGCCTGCCTACTGGCATCTGGCCGAGTCGTTCCGCACCGAGGGGCCTGCGGTAGCGGACCTGTGCGACGGGGCCAGCTACTCGCCGGACGGCGAGCAGCGGATGCTCCTGGACGGGATCTTCGCCAAGACGGCTGCGGGTAAGAGCGTGGCGTTCGCCATTGCGATCCTGGCGTGCCGCCAGAACATCAAGACATCCACTGAGAAGATGGCGGCGCTCGGGTGGCTGTTCCTGTTCCACATCGACCCGATCATCTGGACTTCGCACGAGTGGGATCAGGTCACCGAGTCGTTCCGCGGCCTGGACGAGATCATTGCCGGTTCGCCGTATCTGTCGCGGCAGATGCGCAGCATCAACCGGGCGCAGCGGGACATGGAGATCGTGACCCGCCGTGGCGGGCGGATGCTGTTCAAGACGAGGACGCCGGGCGGCGGCCGTGGCCTTACCGGGGAAAAGGTGATCCTGGACGAGGCGTGGAAGCTGCGGGCGACGCATGTCGGGTCGCTGACGCCCACGATGAGCGCCCGGTCGATCACGGGCGATCCGCAGATCGTCTACGGCTCCAGCGCGGCGCATGAGGATTCCGAGGTGCTGCACCCGCTGATTGAGCGCGGGCGGGCGGCGGCGACAGATCCACGTGCGGCGCTGCTGGAGCGGCGGCTGATGTTCGCCGAGTGGTGCGCTCCGCCCCCGGAGATCGCCTGCGATCGTGGGAGCCGGTGCACGCATGACCTCGACACACCGGGCTGCGGCTGTGACAAGCCCGAGTTCATCCGCATGGGGAACCCGGCGCTGGACCGGCGGATCGACCTGGAGTTCATCCAGACGGCTGAGCGGCGGGATATGCCGCCGCACGAGTTCGGCCGCGAGCGGATGGGCTGGCATGACAAGCCGCCGGGGCAGGGCCAGGTGATCCCGCTGCTGGAGTGGGCGGCTGGCCTGGACGCCAAGTCCAACCCGGGGTCTACGTTTGCCCTGTCCGTCGTCTACACGTGGGACAAGAAGCGGGCGGCGATCGGCCTGGCGGGGCGGCGGCCGAGGGACCACGGCTGGCATGTGGAGATCGCCGACCTGCTGGACACCACGGCGCTGCTGCCACGGCTGAAGGCGATCATTGCGAAGGCGCGCAAGCGGGGGCGCACATGCTGCGGTATCGCGGTCGACCGGGGCGCGTTCGAGGCCGAGTGCATCCCGTCGCTGGAGCGGGCGCATCTGCCGGTGGTGCGGATGGGCACGGCCGAGGTGGCGGCGGCCTACTCGGGGTTCTACAACTCGGTGATGGCCGGGCATGACCTGTTCCACCGTGGCCAGGATGACCTGACTCTCGCGCTCATGGGCGCGTCCACCCGTACGGTGGGCGACGCCGGGGAGGCGTGGGGGCGGCGGATCTCCGGTATCGAGATCGCCCCGATTGTGGCAGTAACGAACGCCCGGTGGCTGCATGACCGTGAGGCGCCGGACGAGGTGAGCGAACCGGGAGCGTGGGCGCTGTGAGCGCAGGTGGTGCAGGTGATAGCAACAGCCGGGCCGTGGAGCGGGAGGAGAACCTGAAGCGGCTCGTTGCGGCGCTGGTGGCAGAGTTCGGTGCCCGCAAGGTATACGGGGTGGCTGAGCAGTTGTGGCTGAAGTCCACCACCGATGAGTGACGCCGGGCCGCTGCCCTACGTGGAGTGGACACCCCCACCGGTTACCGGGCTAGCTGCGCCGGTCGCGGGTGAGCGGGTGCGGCTGGTGATCACCAGCGGTGTGGTGGAGCTTCAGCCGTGCGGCCTGTACGCCTCCCATTTCCACCCGATGCCTGAGAAGCATCACGTAGTGCCCGAGTCGTGGTGGGTGAAGGCAGGCAAGCCGGTCGCGTCGCCGATGAAGCTGCTTTGCCCGAACTGCCACTACTCCACCCACGTGGCGCTAGACGGGATTTTGCGCGGGCTGGACGTGGGCCTGCTGCCGCCCCGGTGCGTGGTGCTGGCGCGGGAGGGGATCGCTGGCGCCGAGGCGGCGGGGCTCACCCCGGCGCTGACCCTGTAGGAGGGACCGATGACCCAGGCAGCCGCCCTCATCGCCGTGCGGGCGCAGGTGCATGCCTGGCGCGGGTATGTGCGCGGCCAGGTGCATGAGCGGCGGTGGAAGCTGCGGCGCTACCTGTCCGCCCATTCAGCGGTGGTGCTGGTGCTCGCGGGCGGGCTCGGGGCGCTCGCCGGGGGCTGGCTGATCGGCCGCTGGTGCCTCGGCCTGGTGCTCATCGCCGAGTCGGTGTTCGCCATCTATGTGGGGCTGAACCGTGACGACGGCACCGACATGCCGATACGCGGTGCCCGCACCGTGGCGCAGGTGCTTGAGGACGAGAGGTACCGCCCGGACGAGTAGCGAGGAGGGGCCGTGACGCGGCTGATCGACCGCTGGCTGTCGCGCGCCGACCAGCCTGGCTACAACGAGAACTACTACACCGGGGCGGAGTACGCCACCGGGCTGGACGTGTCCGGCCAAGGCCGGGAGGGCTCGCCGCAGGGGATCGTGCGGCTGGCCCGGCAGGCGTACCGGCAGAACGGGATCGTGTTCGCGTGCGAGGCCGTCAAGCAATGGCTGTTCTCCGAGGCCCGGTTCCAGTTCGAGGCGCTGGACGACGGGCACATTTTCGGCGACACGTCGCTGCGGCTGCTGGAGCACCCGTGGCCGAACGGTGACAGCGGGAACCTGCTCGGCCGGGCGTGCAACGACGGCAGCATGGGCAACTGTTACTTCCGCAAGGCGGTCCCGGCTGGGGGCGGCGATCCGGTGCTGGTGCGGATGGTGCCGGAAAAGGTGACGATCATCAGCCAAGAGCTGGCCGACGATCTGGGCCGGACGTGGAAGCAGCCCATCGGCTACCTGGAGGACATGGGGCCGGGCCGCGAGCCGCAGATGTTCACCACCGAAGAGGTGGGGCATTTTGCGCCGCTGGTGGACCCGGATGCGGCGTGGCGGGGCATGTCGTGGCTGACGCCGATCCTGTCCGATGTCCGGTCGGACGCCAAGCTGACCGAGTACAAGACGTTCCACCTGGACAACGGCGCCATGCCGGGCCTGGTGATCAAGTACGCGGTGAAGCTGTCAAACAAGACGATCGACACGCTGCGCAAGCGGGTGCGGGCGAAGTACGGCGGCGCGGAGAACGCGGGGAACGTGCTGGTGCTGGACGAGGGCGCCGACCTGGCGGTGGCCGGATCGACGCTCGAACAGTTGCAGTACGACGCGGTGTCCAAGGCCGGTGAGCGGCGCGTGTGCGCGGCGGCGGGGCCGGGCCTGCTGGTGATCTGCGGGTTCGACAAGGGCGGCTACCAGGAGGCGATCCGCGAGCTGGCGGACCTGTGGGCGCGGCCGAACTGGCGGATGCTGTGCGCGTCGCTGGAGCACCTGATCCCGGGGCCGATGGCGAATCCCGAGGTGCCGGTGCGCCTGTGGTACGACGTGGGCGGCATCGCCGCGCTGCGCGAGGGCGAGTTGCAGCGGGCACAGGCGTTCCTGGTCAAGGCGCAGGGGCTCGCGTCGTCGGTGGCGGCGGGGTTCACCCGGCAGTCGGCGGTCAAGGCGGCCGAGACGGGCGACCTGGCGCTGCTGGTGCCGTCGCCGGATGCGCCGCCTCCGGGTGTGTCGGGGCGGGAGACCGCTACCGAGCGGCTGGGGCCGGGCGGGCAGATGCAGCAGCCGCCGACCGGCGGCCCGGCTGGGAACACGGCCGGGAGGCCGCCGCAGGGTGGCAGGCCGCAGCAGCTTGCCGGGGCGACGGCCCCGAACGTGCCGAATGCCAAGCCGGGTGCGGCGGCGGCGCTGCCGTCGCTGCCGCTGGGGGCGCGCGGCGGTACCGGGAACGCGAACGCCAACGGGAGTCCGAAGAAGTGAGGGAGGGCTTGTGCACGGGATCGCGTGGGATGAGGCTGAGCGGGCGTTCTGGAACCCGCGCCTGCATCCCCGCGACCCCGGGGGCAAGTGGGCGGCCAAGGCTGGCGAGCTGGACGCGCTGGCCAACGAGGTGCAGCACGAGCACTTTGTGAACGCGTTCCTGGGCGGCACGGCCAAGGTGGACGATGCGGGCGCGCTGGCCCCGGCGGCAGCCCATCTGCACGATGCGGCGGACGCGTTGCGCAAGGGTGACACGCACGGCGCGGAGGCCAACCTGGCCGAGGCGGAGCGGCACGCGGCGGCGATGCCCGGCAAGCGGATGAAGGGCCATCACCACAAGATCAAGGGCCACCACCACCACCTGCGCAAGTACAACGGGGGCAGCTCGTTCGGTGAGTCCCTGGCGGGGGAGCTGGCCGGTGCCCTTGCGGCACGGGCGTTCAACCCGCGCCAGCCGCGTGACCCGCACACCGGCAAGTGGGTTGCGGTGGCGGGGCACCTGGACAAGCTGGCGTCTGAGATCGGGCATCACCCGAGCGCGGTAGCAGCGAGGCGGGCTGCGTCGGCGCTGCGGCACGGCGACCGTGAGGGCGCGATCCGGCATCTGGCGTCGGCGCACCGGCAGGCGGCCACGATGCGCGGCGGCGAGCGTCACGTGGTGGCGATTGACCGGCACCTGGCTGGGCTGATGGAGCCGCAGCCGATGACCCCGGAGGAGCTGGCCAGCCTGGCTGGGCATATCCCGCCGGGGATGGAGGCGCCTGCCACTCATGTGGGGCTGGCGATGCTCGGGCTTGAAGGCGGACCGGGGGACCTGGCCGCGATGCTGGCGGCTGAGCCTAAGCCGCCACGGGTGTGGACCGGTGGCGTTGCCCGGTTCTCGCGGTGGGGGCTGGCGGAGCGGCTGGCCGACCTGGCGGACGCCGACCCAAAAGGTGAGGCCGTCCGGGCGGCGGCTGGCGGGCACCACATCCCGGGGACGCCGTACCACTACCGGCACGGGTGGATTCCGGTTGCCCCGTACTTCAAGCAGCCGGGTGATCTTCAGCCGGGTGATGTGGTGGAGTTCCGGGGCCACAAGCACATGGTGCTTCAGGCGCCTGGCCAGGCTGGGCGGGTGAACCTGCCGCCGGACAAGGGCAGCGGCGTGTATCTGCGGCCGATCGCTGGCAGCAGCATCTTCCCCGAGTCCGGGGTGAAGCATTACGCCACGGCCAGGGTGCATCAGCACAAGATGATCGGCCCGGGGATCGTCGGTGTGCAGACGGTGACGGGCAAGGGCGAGGTGCTGGGCGGCGCGGCCAAGGTCGACCTGTTCTCGTCAGCGTTCGCGCAGCACCAGCGCGCGGCCGACGATCTGGCGGCGAGCCTGCCCGGTGTGATCGGCCCGGGGGAGACGCGCCCGCTGAACGGTGCGCAGATCTATGACCGGTTCCCGCCACGGCCGGGTGAGAGCGCGGGGGCGTACCGGCGGCGGATCTATGGCATGTCGATGCCGCACAACCTGGTGTCCACCACCACGGCCCGCCCGGGGCATGGGAACCACGCCATCGGCGGCGGGACGATCCCGAGCCTGGCGACGCCGGGGAAGCCGCCGCACATAACGAATGTGAAGCCGGACCGGCAGCTTCAGCCGCTCATGACCCCGGCCGACCCGGCGATGAACGGGCCGCAGCCGAAGGACATGGACGAGGCGGTGACGCAGATCGCGTTCGGGTTGATCCGCAACGCGCAAGGCCCGCTAGGCGACTACCCGAACGCGGCCGAGATGCTGAGGTTCTGGCCGCCGCACGTGTCCGAGTCCCCGGTGGATTACCGCAACCGGCTCGCGGCGATGACGCCGAAGGATTTCAAGGACGGCGCGGAGGTGGCGCGCGGCCGCGCCCGGGTCGGCGCGGGCGGCCTCGGTGCGCAGTTCGCGGCTGGGCCTGAGCCGGATCACCGCCCGGAGTGGGCCAAGGCCGCTGGGCTGGTGTGGAACAGCCAGTTCGGCTGGGTGGTGGAGTCGGATAACGCCAGGCTGCTGGCCGGGGACTCCCTGCCGCCGGGCTCGGCGCCGCACGTCCAGGTGCCCTCGTCTGCGCTTGCGCCTGAGGGCGAGTCGCGGGTGCAGGTGCTCGGGAAAGGTGTCACCCCTGAAGAGGTGTCCCTGATTCACTCGATTGAATCGGGGGTCAGGAGCACCGATGAGGAGGGTGTCGGCGGGGCGCAGTCCGAGGCGGAGTTCCTGACGCTGAACGACGGCGAGCGGGTGATGCACAAGTCCTACCTGTCCTGGGATCAGGGCGGGGACTTCTCCCCAGCGGACCTGGCGGACGCCGAGTACCTGTCTGGGCAGGTGGCGGATGTGATCGGCGGCACCGGGGCGCCTGCGGTGGTGCGCGGTGATACGCCGGATGACATCTACATGCAGTTCAAGGACATGGAGATAGCCGCTAACTGGCTGTCGGACCGGGGTATCGACTACGGCGACCCGTTCAGTTCGTCGCCTGACACGTTCATGAATCCGCAGTCGTACCGGATCGGCCTGCTGGACTACCTGACGCAGAACAGCGACCGGCACTACCACAACTACGGGTTCGATGCCGACGGCAACCCGGTGCCGATCGACCACTCGTCCACGTTCGGCATCCAGGGCGGCGGCTGGGATTCGCCGTTCCTTCAGGCGGCCGATACGGCGCTGGAGCATCACCGCAGCGACGCCATCTCGGTGGCTGAGCTGGACGAGATCGGCAAGCGGCTGGAGCACGTGAAGGGCCAGTTCACTGACGCGGGCCGGGGCGACTGGTACAACGGCGTGCTGTCGCGGCTGGCCGAGTTCCGGCGGGCGACCGAGACGGGGCAGTTCTGATGGCGACTTTGCGCGCGTTCCCGGTGGGCGGCGGCAGGCCGCTGCGCGGCCAGGTCACCGTCTCGGGTGGGGAGCTTCAGCCGGGCGGCGATCCGGTGATGCTGCGGTTCGTTCAGCAGGTGATCGCCCAGGGCGCGACCCCGGATGAGGCGGTCAGCCAACTGGACGGGTGGACGAACGGCTACGTGATCTACTCCACCAGCGCAGCTAACCCGGTCGTGTTCGGTGGGCAGGCGCGGCGGTTCGATGTGAACGAGCTGCGCGACCCGTCGGGGAAGTGGACCCGTGGCGGGATGGCCGGGCTGCCGTCCGTCCGCAAGCTGGCGCCGCGAGTGAAGCCGATCACGGCGGCCGAGGCGCGGGGCAACTCGCGGGCCGTGTCCCTGTCGGAGTTCCAGACGATCGCCCAGGCGGGGCGGGGCAAGCTGGCCGGGCTGGCCCGGCGGCGGGACGGCGTGGAGGGCCTGGACCGGAACTGGCCGACCCTGAAGGCTGCCGCGTTCGCGGAGGTACGCAAGCCGTGGGGCGGCATGACGATTGACGCCGCCACGGGCAAGCCGCTCGCTTCCGACGCGGACCGGTATGCGCTGTCGGTGAAGCCGCCCGGCATCCACACCATCTCGGTGCCTGAGGACGCGTCCCAGGCCGATTTCGGGGCGGCGATGGACCGGGCTCGGGTGGAGTTCCGGGGCGAACTGGACAAGGCCCAGCATTACCTCGGGATCTTCCACGACGACGACAACAACCGGGTAGACATCGACCCGGTGGTGGTTGTGGACTCCGTGCCCGAGGTGGAGCAGATCGGCGCCTACACCCACGCGATCGGCGGCGCCTACCACTTCAAGAGCGGCGATGGGTTCTTCGCGCCGCACGTGGCCGAGGGAGCTAGCCGGATGACAGCCGACCTGCCGGACCTGGGTGAGGGCGTGCACTGGGCTGGGCCTGGCCAGTGGCGGTCGGCGGCGGACGCGGCCCAGGAACCGTTCGATGGGGACGACGGCACGGCCGACGGCAGCGCGGTGGGCTCGAACCCGGACGTGCCCGGGGACGCGGGGGACAACCCGGTGTCGCGCGGCCTGGACTGGGAGCCGCTGGAGTACCTGCTGCGGGCGTACGACCCTGGTGAGCGGCGCGGCCCGGACGGCAAGTGGATTCACGGCGCGTCCCCGGTGGCTGGCCTGATCGGTACGAGCCATCTGCCGCAGTCCCCGGCGCAGGGTGAGCCGTCCACGGCGCAACTCATGAACATGATCTCCGACCTGCGCGCCCAGATCTCGGTCAACGACACGCGGCTGCGGTCCGAGCAGGCGTCGAAGCTGCGGGATGTGGTGGAGCAGATGCGCGCCGAGGAGCACCGGATCGCCGCCGAGAAGATTGCGGGCAAGACGGCGGAGGAACTGAAGGCTGAGCGGCGCAAGGCGATCATCCGCACGGTGGCCACGGTGCTGGGCCTGGTGGCGGTCGGTGTGCTGATCGTCGCCACGGCCGGGATGGCGGTTCCGCCGCTGGCCGAGGCCGGGGTGGCGGTTGGGCCGCTGATCGGCGGCGAGTTGATCTCGGCTATCGGCGAGCACCGGGCGCGGAAGAAGGCGGCCGAGAGCATCGGCCGGGCGGACATGGCGTCGGTGCGGGATCAGGTGGTGGAGGCGATGACGACGCTGGTGGCCAAGGTGTGCGGTGTTGGCGCCGATGTGGCCGCCCGTGCGGCCGAGTCGCTGGTGTCGGCGGCCGAGGGCCAGGTCCAGTCCGCGTAGGGCTGCGCCTAGCCCTGTGGGCCGCTCCCGGGCGTTCAGGTACTTCTATGTGTCATCGGTGGGCTGAGCCCCCCCAGGCCGTCTGCGGCCCTTACAGCGTCCCCCCACCGGGGACGGTGATTCACCTATCAGGGAGGGCTGCGGCCGTGGCCGACGACATGCTGACGCACCGGCTGGAGGCCGTCTCGCGCGGCTACAGCCAGCACCACTACCGGGCCGCCGGTCCATGGACCGATGTGGGGATCGCCCGGCACCTGCACGGCATATGGGTGGAGGGCGCGGCGGGCCGCCACACGATCAGCCAGTCCTATTTCGGCCGGTACGACGCGGACACGGCAACGGTGACCGGGCAGGGGGGCAAGCCGGTTCCGGTGACTCATGTCAGGCGGGCTGCCGGTGGCTGACGACATGCTGGCCTACCGGCTGGCGCAGATGGAGCGCGCGTTCAACCCGCGCGAGGCCCGGGGCTTCGGTGGCAAGTGGGTGCATGTCGGCGGGTCGGACTTCACGTTTGACGGCCCGGCCGGTGGCGACGGGCATGTGCGGGCGATCATGTCGGCGGCTGATGTGATCGGCCAGCAGCCGGGGATGGCCGACGCGGCGACGGATGTCCGCAACGCGGGCAAGGCCGTGGCCCGGCGGGACCTGGCGGCGGCGAACCGGCACCTGGACGGTGCCGCCTACCTGGACAGCATCTACGCGGGCGGCTCCAACCGGAACGACATTGAGGCGATCCGCAAGAGCCTGGCACGGGTCCCCAAGGGTGCGGTGACCGAGCCAGGCCGCCCGGCTGTGCCGAGTTCGCTCGGCGTGCACCAGGGGCGGCTGAGGGGCAAGCCGGTGGCGCCTGGCCTGGTCGGTGCCTACGCGTCCGCGACGCGGACGGCGGAGACGGCCACGGCGTCCACGGTGCACGAGCCGGTGGGCACGCCCGGCGGGCCGGGGCTGTGGAAGCACAAGACGTGGCAGCTTCCGCCGTATATCCAGCATCTCGCCAATGACCTGAAGGCCAAGGTCGGCGAGTCGCGGGCTATCGAGATGGCCGTGGGCATCGTCCGCAACTGGAGCGAGGGCCACGACGGCAAGGGCAACAAGGTCAGCGCCGAGGTGCAGGCAGCGGCGGCGAAAAACATCGCGCAATGGGACGCGATGAAGGCACGCACCCGACATGGGGCAGCGAGGAGTTCAGCAATGGCGGACGACCAGTACGACGCCGACGGCCTGAGCCAGGAGTGGGACCGCCTGGACGACCTGCCGGACCTGTCCGGGGTTCAGCTTGAAGATCTGGACGCTGCGGCCAGCGAGGGCAGCGGCTTCAATGACTGGCACGCCGGGGAGGTGTCCCGTGCCGCCAAGCTGGGCTCTGGTGCCCGGTTCGCCGCCCTCAAGGCGAAGCTGGCCGCGAAGGGGATCAACAACCCGGGCGCTCTGGCGGCGAAGATCGGCCGCGCCAAGTACGGCAAGAGCAAGTTCGGTGCGCTGGCGCAGCGTGCCCGCAAGGGCAAGGGCGGCCCGGCCCCGGCGATGCGGGCGGCCACGGCCGGTGAGATCTTCCGGTACTGGCCGCTGGAGGAGTGCCGCATCATGTCCCGTTCCGAGGGCGGCGAGTACGCCTCGGGCCGGGTGGTGGAGGCGTACGCAGCGATCTACAACACCCCGGCGGAGATCAAGGACCACGAGGGCCACTACGAGGAGGAGATCGACCGGGGTGCGTTCAGCGACGTGCTGCGGGCGATCTCCCCCGAGCGCAACCGTGGATTCTGGAACGCCACCTGCCTCTACAACCACGGCATGACCGTGCACGGCACCCCGGCCGAACGGTTCTCCCTCCCGGCGGGCGTGGCCAAGCACATCTCGTCCGAGTCCAAGGGCCTGCTCACCCGCACCGAGTACGCGAACACGCCGCTCGGTGAGGAGCTGCTGGAGCTGGTCAACATGGGCGCGCTGCGCAGCCAGTCGTTCACGGGTGGCATCGTCCGCTCGGACCCGACGCTGCGCGGCCCCGGTGACAAGTACCGCCGCGCCTACGGCGGCGCGCTCCAGCGGGTCAAGCGGCTGGTGCTGGGCCTGCGCGAGTACGGGCTTACGCCGTTCGCGGCGTACTCGGGCGCTGAAGTGCTGGGCGTCCGCATGCAGCTTCCCGGCTCTCTCCTCACCGAGGAGGAGTGGGAGGAGGAGGACACGTCGGCCGACACAGGCCACGGCGGCTCCCCCGAAGAGGAGAACGTGTCCCGTTCCACCGGTAACCGGCTGTACCGCCTCCGCGCCGAGGAGGCGCTGCGGGCCGCCGGTATCGAACTGTCCTGACCGGCCTCAGGGCGTCAGTCAATCGCGGCAGGGAGCCGCCAACTGAGAGGGGGAGCCGTGAGGCTCCAGGAAATGCTGGACCGCCAGAGCGCGATCCGCAACGAACTGTCCGAGATGGACGCCGACCCGACGACCACCGAGGAGGGCGACGGCAACATCCGGGACACGCTCATTGACGAGTATGAGCAGATCGAGAAGCTGAAGGAGCCGGTGCTTCAGCGGATGGAGAAGATCAAGCTCATCCAGCGGTCCGACGGCGGCACCGCTGGCGGCTCGCGCGAGTCCGGCTACGACCCGGGTGCCACCGGCCAGGCGTCGCGGTCGTCGTGGGGCGGCGGCGGAACGCCTGAGTTCATGACGCGCCTGGACCCGTTCGCCGAGCTGGACAAGGTGCGCGACGGCCTGGTGCGCGGCAGCGACATGGTGGCCCGGTCGATGTCGGTCATCGATATGCACAACAAGCGGGGCATGCTGCTGCCCGAGCGGGCGGAAGAGGCCACGCGCAAGGTGATGTCCGACCCGCTGATCGCCCGGCACGCGCTGCTCACCGGCCACGATGAGTACGTGGAGGCGTTCAGGATGTACCTGAACGACCCGATGGGTGAGGGGCTCCGCGCCGCGCAGCGGTCGCTCACTCTGGGTACCGCGTCGGGGGGGTTTTTGTTGCCCTACGTGCTTGACCCGACCATCGTGTTGACCTCGGATGGGAGCACCAACCCGTACCGGGCGATGGCCGAGATCAAGACCACCACGTCCAACGCGTGGCAGGGAGTGAACTCGGCGGGTGTGCAGATGGGCTGGCTGGATGAAGGCGGCCAGGCCATCGACAACACCCCGACGGCCGGGCAGATCCAGGTGTTCCCGAAGAAGGCTGCGGCGTGGGTGATCGCGTCGTTCGAGTCGAACGCTGACACGAACTTCGCCGACCAGCTTCCCCGCCTGCTCGCGGACTCCAAGGACATCCTGGAGGAGACGGCTTTCGCCCGGGGAACGGGTGGCGTGGCCAACGCCGGGCAGCCGTTCGGGATCATCACCCGGCTGGGCACTGCGCAAAAGGTGCTCGCGGGCGGTTCGGCCGTTCCGGCGTTCACCGGCACCGCCGGTTCGGGCGGCGCCAACGGCGGCGGTGTCGCGGACGTGATGGCGCTGAACGCGGCGCTCGGCCCGAGGTTCCGCCTGTCGGACCGGGTCGGCTGGGTCATGAACATCACCAACATCAACCGCATCCGCACGATCGACCAGTTCGGCGGCGGCTCGTTCTGGGCCAACCTGGGCCAGGGCACCCCGCCGACCCTGCTGGACAAGCAGATCAGGGAATCGCCGTCGATCACCCAGACCCCGGGTACGGGCACCGCGCTGGTTGCGGCGTCGGCCGTGTTCGGCGACTGGAGCAAGTTCTACATCGTGGACAGGATCGGGTCCACGATGCTGTTCGACCCGCTCCTGAAGGGCGCCGGTACGGCGAACATGCCGACCGGCAACCAGGGCTGGTTCTACTACTGGAGGGTCGGCAGCGATGTTGCTGCGGCGAACGCCTTCCGGTGGAGCACTGGCGGCACCGCGTAGCCAAACCCCTAGCTACACCGCCGAGTGTGCGGGGATCGGCTCCCGCGACGGCGTGGCCCCGGCCGTGATCCACGGGGCACCCACATTCCCTCTCCCCCCGGCCAGGAGATCAAGCAGATGGAACTGATCAAGCAGCGTCCCAAGATGCTGTGGCACAGCAACGACCCCCAGTCGGACACCGGTTACGGGGTGGAAACGGCGCTGTTCGCGCCGCGCATCCGCGACGCCGGGTGGGACATCGTGCTGTCGTGCATGGGCGGCGGGTACGGCCCGCACGAGTGGGAGGGCATCACCTGCCTGCCACCGGGGATGACGCCGTTCTCCACTGACATCCTCGCCTCTCACGCTGTGCACCATTTCGGCCGTGACCCGGGTCTGGTGCTGGTGCACTATGACGCGTGGGCGATCGGCCCGGAGGCCGTGGCCGGGCTGGCCTGCGCCGCGTGGTCCCCGGTGCACTCGCACGGGATGAGCCGGGGGGACAAGCTGTTTTACCGGCTGTCCGGCGCCTACCCGATCTCCTACAGCCTGCACGGTGTGCGGATGATGCAGGCGGCTGGGCTGGAGCCCGCCTATGTGCCGCACGGTGTGGACACGTCGCTGTTCCGGCCACAGTCCCCGGAGGAGCGGCAGGCGGCCCGGGAACGGTTCGGGATCTCCCCGGAGACGTTCGTGGTGGGGATGGTGGCCGCGAACAAGGGCACCGACCCGCCGCGTAAGGCGTGGGGCGAAGTCATGGCGGCGTTCGCCGCGTTCCACGACCGGCACCCGGACTCGCTGCTGTTCGCGCACACTCTGGCCGCGACGCCGGACGGGTACGGCCTGGACTTGCGCCCGCTGATCCGCCACTACGGGCTCGGCGATGCGGTGCTGTTCAGCGACGACTACGGGCAGGTTGCCAACTTCTACACGCAGGGGTATGTGTCGCGGATCACCGGCCTGGCTGACGTGTTCCTGAACCCGTCCTACGGGGAAGGGTTCGGCCTCGGCCCGGTGCAGGCGCAGGCGTGCGGCGTGCCGGTGATCGTCGGCGACAACTCGGCCCAGACTGAGCTGTGCGGCTCCGGGTGGCTGGTGGACTGCCAGCCGTACTGGCATCCCCGCGATGAGGCGAACTGGTATGTGCCGTTCATCGCCTCCATTGAGAAGGCGCTGGAGAAGGCTTACCGGGTGTCGCGGCAGCCAGCGCAGCGGGACAAGCTGGCCCGGCGGGCACGCGCGTTCGCGGAGGGCTACGACGCCGACCTGGTGATGAACACGTACTGGAAGCCCGCGCTCGAAATGCTGGAGCAACTGTGCGGCGCGGCGCTGGTGCGGCCACCTGCCAAGGCGGCGGTGCCGCTGCCCACGGTGGAATCGGACGGGCTGCGGTGGCTGGCCAGGGGGCCGCACACCGACGACTGGATTTCGGTCGGGCACGAGGACACGCTGGCCCCGGTGCTCGCCGCGCTGTTCCCATCTGACGGGGTGCTGCTGGACGTGGGCGCGCACGTCGGCCGGTGGGCGCTGCGGCTGGCCGGGCGGGCTAGCCAGGTCATCGCGGTGGAGGCGATGCCGGACACGGCCGCGTCGCTGCGCTACCACATCGCCCTGAACGGCATTGAGAACGTCGCGGTGATGGAGGTAGCCGCGTGGGACGTGCCGGACAAGCTGATCATGGCGGACAAGAACCGGCGGGTGACCGGCGGGTCGACCAAGGCGTTCGAGCGTGACGAGGTTCCCGACGGCGAGGGCGTGCAGGTTGAGGCGATACCGCTGGACGCGCTGCTTGACGAGGTGGAGCGGATCGACCTGGTCAAGCTGGACGTGGAGGGCGCCGACCTGAAGGCCCTGTGGGGGATGCGGGAGACGCTGGCCCGGCTGCGCCCGGTCCTGTTCATCGAAGATCACTCGATTTACGGCTACTACACCCAGGCCGAGCTTTACGACCTGCTCGAAGAACTGGGCTATGACGTGCAGCCGTTCACCGCGCACCTGGCCGGGGACCGGGTGGCGCCGTATGCGATTGCCCGGCCGAAAGCGGAGGTGTGAAACGGTGGAGCACCTGCGGTTCTTCTGGCCGCCGTGTATGAACCTGCCGCTCGGCGGGCACCGGATTCTGGTTGTCGGCCTCGGCCGCCTGGACCGGCATGGGCGGATGCACCGCTGGCAGATCTGCTGCTACCCGATGCAACTGAGTTTCTGCTGCGGCCGGAACGAGGATCTGTGACCGGCTGGTGGGGCGGCTCGGGTGATGATCCGGTGACGCGGCAGGCGCTCGCCTACGGCGCGAGCCAGCACCCGGAAGAACTCGCCGCCGTGGTGGAGCTGGCCCGCTCGGCCAGGCCGCTGATCATTGTGGAGATCGGCTGTGACCGGGGCGGCACCCTGTATGCGTGGCGGCAGATCTGCCGCGAGGTGTACGGGATCACCCTGGCCGACAACGGCCAGGACGCGGGGGGCTCGGGCCTGCCGCTGGAGCGGCACGGCGCGCAGGTGCATGTCGGCGACTCCCACAGCCCGGCGGCGCGGGCGTGGCTGTGCAACCACCTGTACGCCACGAACCTGGACCGCTGGTGCCCGCTAGTGGACGTGCTGGCGATCGACGGCGACCACACCTACGAGGGCGTGTGGGCCGACCTGGAGATGTACGGCCCGCTGGTGAAGCCAGGCGGCCTCATCTTGCTGCATGACATCCACTCGGTACCTCCTCACCCGGAGTTCCGGCTGGACGTGCCGAGGGTGTGGGCGGAGTGCGTGGCGGCGGCCTATGACACTTCCGAGATCCATGCGGGCGGCCCCGGCTGGGGAGTGATCCGCAGGCAGGTAAGCGACTCATTCAGGAGGACCGGCGATGTCCGAGCACCCAGCGTTCACCCAGCCTGAGTACAGCGAGGGCGCGAACCCGCATGCCTCCGCCGACGACCGGCCTGGTTCGGTGGTGGCGGCCGAGGCCGCCGAGAAGGCCGAGAAGGCCAAGGCCAAGAAGGCCGCCGCCAAGGACGAGGGCGAGGACAAGGGCGGCCCTGGCGGGGCTAGCTCCGTCGGTGGGCACCAGTCCGCCGGGGGGAAGGCTGGCGGGAAGGCATGAGGGGCGCGGCGGCGCTGATCACCGGTCACATCGACTGGGAGTGCCCGAACTGCCAGACGCGGGACACCACGCCGCTGCTGATCCCGAACCGGTACCACCCGTGCCCGGGGCTGCGCGGCCTGCTCGCGCCGCTGGTGCGCGCCGGGACCGATTGCAAGATCACCGCGCTGCCGCGTGAGGACTATCTGGGCGGCGAGGTGCAGCGCACCGATGAGGCCGGGCGCCCGTATGGGGGCGTGAAGGTGGAGCGGTCCGACGGCTCGAACGACCTGTTCATGTTCGCACCGCTCGCGCAGGCGAGCGCGGAAGAGATGGGGCACCGATGACCAACGCGGCGGCGGGGGCTGGTGAAGCTCTCCCGGTGACGGCGGAGACGGGGCCGCCGGTCGGGGATGCCCAGGCGGCTGCGCTGGCGCTGGCGGAACTGGCGCTGGCGTCCGAGCGGTATCAGCGGGCGGTGGACAAGTCGGGCAAGGCCGAGCAGCAGGCGGCCGACCTGGCGGCCACGGCCGTGGAGAACCTGTCCGAGGCGTCCGCTGCGCTGGAGGCGGCCGAGGCTGCGGCTAAGGCCCAGTTCGGTGACGAGGTGGACGTGGGCGCGCTCGCGTCGATGGTGGCGGCCGAGACGGCCCGTCATCAGGAGGCGCTGGCCGCTATCCAGGCCGCGCAGAACGGGAGCTAGCGATGGCGTTCGGCACCTCATCCAAGATCTTCCGCAACTGGCTCGGCGACCTGATGTCCAACGTCACCTCGGCGATCGACCTGGACACCGACGTGCCCAAGGTGGCCCTCTATGGGAACACCGGCACCCCGAACCAGGACGACACCGCCGCCCACAACGCCTACAACGGTGCAGGCGGCGCGTGGGTGACGGCCAACGAGGTGACCGACACGAACTGGGCCGCTGGCGGCCGGGCTCTGTCCGGGATCACAACCCACTTCGCGGACACGGCGGGGGTCGTCTGGTATGACGCCGCCGACACCGCCGGGGCCGGGAACGTGACCGTGGCCAACGTTTACGGGGTGCTCGTCTATGACGACACGATCACCACCCCGGTGGCCGACCTCGGCATGTCCTACCACGCGTTCTCCACCCAGCCAGCCGGGGTGACGGCCGGGACGTTCACCGTCGTGTGGGACGCGCTGGGAATCTTCCGCTACACCCTGTAAGGGGGGGGGGGCCTGTGTCTGACTACACCCCGACCAAGGTCGAGGTTCTGTCGGCGTCGATCGCTGCTGGCACCCAGCTTGCGACGTTCACCACTGAGGCATCGCTGATGGGTGGCATCCTTGTGCCGAAGATCCCGGGTGGCTATTTCTTCAACAACAGCTCGGTTGGCCGCACGCTGAAGTTCAAGGGCTACGGCAAGATGGGCTCCACCACTACTGGCCCGATTTTCACTATCACGCCGCGCCTGTTCACCCACGGGACAGCTTTTAGCGCGGGCGGCGGCATCCTCCTCGGGACGTTCGCCACCCTGATCATGGCGGCCTCGCAGACCCTGGCTCCGTACGACATTGAGCTAGATATGTGGATGGACAACCCGAACGAGGGCGCAACGTCGAACTTCTCCACGTTCGGGAAGATCACCTCGCCCAAGGGGTTCACTACGCCGTTCGCTGTCACACTGCCTGACAACAATGTCACGACGAACCTGGCCACCACCTTTGATGCATGGGCGACGTATGACCTGCACATCGGCGTGGCCTGCAACACCTCCAACGCCGCCAACCTGATCAACCTCCAGCGCTACAAGCTGTACGGCGAGAACTGACGCTCCCCCCGGAGGTCTGACGCGCAGGGAGGTGTCACCCCGTGACCACCCCGCACGGCGGACGGTACTGGCGGCGGAACCGCAAGTGGCGCAAGCGGCTGACCCCGGCCATCCCCCCGCCGCCGCAGACCGGTGGGGGGGGCGCCACCCCCACCGTCCGGTCGTCGTCCACCTATGCGAGCGCGGTCAGCGAAACCACGTTCAGCATCGCGCTGCCGTCGGGCTGGCAGCCAGGCGACGTCTGCTACATCGCGGTCGAGTCGCGTGGCACCGGTGCGACGATCAGCACACCAACCGGTTTTACAGCAGTCGGGCCGACGTTTAACCCGGTCGGGGTGACGAACACGGCGATGGCCGTGATGCGCCGCGTCTTGCAGGCCGGTGACACCGACCCGGTGGTATTCACGGGCGCGTCGGCACGGTTCTCGGCGGTGGCGGTTGCCGTCCAGGGCGCTGACGGGACGACCCCCGAAGATGGGGTGACGCCGGTTGAGGACGCGCAGTCGGCGGCGACCAACAGTCCGGTAGCTGATTCAGTCACCCAGGCCGGGTCCAACGACTTGCTGCTTTGCTTCTTCGGCGCTGGTGATCCGACGACGGCGAACGTGGCGATGACGTTCACGCAGCCGGCGGGGATGACGCTGGTGGCGCAGGCGTCGAGCGCCCTCGCTGCGTCTACTGACGCGGGCATGATGGCCGCCAGCCTGGCGCTGGCGTCGAACGCGGCGACGGGCGCCCAGACGGCGACGATCACCCCATCGTCGGGGTCGGTGGCGTGTAACAGCCAGACCGTCACGCTGGTGCTGAAGTCGGCTGGCGGCGCCCCGGCGACTTCGGCTGCGGCGGGGCTCGCGTCGGCCACGGGCTCGGCACCGGATGCCACGGTGCAGGCGATCGTCGCGGCGGCGGCGGGCCTGGCGTCAGGTACAGGTTCGGCGTTCACGGTGGGTGCGGCTGTCACGGTGCAAGCCGGGCTGGCGGCAGCTACGGGCACCGCGCCGGGGGGCACGGCCACGGCTGCGGCGTCGCCAGCGGCGGGGCTTGCCTCGGGTACGGGCGCTGCGCCTACGGTGTCTCTGGCCGCTACGGCGGCGGCGGGCCTGGCGAACGGCACCGGCTCCGCCCTTGGTGTGACGCTGGCTGCGTCGGTTAAGGCCGGGCTGGCCAGTGGCACCGGGGCGGCTGCGCCGGTCGGCCTGGCCGCTACGGCTGTGCTCGGCCTCGCCTCAGGCACCGGGAGCGCGCCGGGGGTCACGGCGTCCACGGCGGGCGCCACGAACGCCATCGCGGGTCTGGCGTCGGCCACCGGGTCGGCCCCGGCGGTGAGCCTGGCTGCGTCGGTGACGGCTGGGCTGGCCTCCGCTACCGGCCAGGCACCGGCCACCGGGCTGGCTGCGTCAGTCAAGGCGGGGCTGGCCAGCAGCACCGGTTCGGCTCCGGGTGCCACGGTCACCGCTGCTGCGGCGGCCCTGGTGGGGCTCGCCTCGGCTGCGGGCTCGGCTCCGCCCGTCACCGCGTCCACAGTGCCAGCTACCCAGGCCAGCGCTGGTGTGGCGTCGGCAACCGGCACAGCACCCGCTATCAGCCTCGCGGCCTCGGCCGCGCTCGGGCTCGCGTCCGCGACGGGCGCGGCCCGCACCCCGGCGGTGGCAGCCACCGTCGCCGCTGGGCTCGCCACGGGAACCGGGGTCGCTCCGGGGCCTGCTCTCTCGCTGGCGAGCCGTGGCGTGGCCGGGCTGGCGTCGGCATCTGGGGCGGCGCCGACGCCAGCCGGTCAGGGTGCGAACTTCTACCAGGCTGGCCGGGCCGACGGCACGGGTACCGCTCCGGGGCCTGCCCTGGCCCTGGCTGCCCTGCCGTCTGTGGTGGCGGCGCTGGCATCCGGGCAGGCGATGACGGCGGCGGTGCTGTCTGTCATCCCGTCCGTATTCGGGACCGCCCTGGCCGGGGGCGGTCCTCTGGCGGCGGCGGCCGTCGGCGGTGGCTTGCCTTCCCAGGCGGCTGCGGGCGGCTCCGCCGCCAGTGTTGCTGCGGGCGGCCGGACTGAGGTGGGTGGCAGCTACAGCGACATCTACGGCGACACCTACCACGATGACGTGACGACCGGCGCGGCGGGCGGCGGCGCGGGCAACGGGGCGAGAGGGGGCGGCCAGCCGTGACCTGGTACTGGCCGCTTCCCACACGCCCGGTGGATCAGGGCACGGGCGAGCTGGCCGACCTGGCGAACACCTACGGCGCGGGCGGGCAACTGGCGCAAGCGCTGGCGGCGGCGCTCGGCTCGCCGGGGCTGTCCGCGTCGGCGGCGATGGATTACGTGCGGTCGGTGCTGGCGCTGCCGGTGTTCCCGGAGGTGAACTACGGCAACCTGTTCGGCGACGGCTCCGACGGGGTGGCCACCCTGGACGGGGTGGCCACGGTGGCTTGGGCGTCCAAGGCCGGATCGGTTTACACGCTGACCCGCAACGCGAAGCTGACCAGCCTGACGATCAATAACGGTGTGACGCTGAACACGGGGCCGGGCCGGTGGCTGGTGTTCTGCCGGGGCACTGTCACGATCAACCCGGGCGGCATCATCGACGCCTCGGGCGGGGCCGGGCAGGCGAACGGGACAGCGGGCGCGTCCCAGGGCAGCGGCACCCTGGCCGGTGGCCGGGCCGGTGGTGCGGGGAACACCGGGGCCGGGTCGGCGGGCACGAGCCAGGCCAACGCGATTGGGCTCGGCAGCGCGGGGGCTGGTGGCGCGGGTTCGGCGGGGGCTGGTGGCGCGGCGGGCACGGTGACGAACGTCGCCTCGGTGGCGAACATGGCGGTGCCGCCGGTCCTGGGCGTGGCGGCGGTGTTCGCCAACGTCTTTGTGGTCGGCGGCGGCCCAGGCGGCGGCGGCGGGACTGGTGACAACACCAACAAGGGCGGCGGCGGCGGAGCCGGTGGCGGGCCGATCTTCGTCGTCGCTTGGGCGCTGGTGAACAACGGCACGATTCAGGCGCCGGGCGGTGCTGGCGGTACCCCGGCGACGGGGAACTGCGGTGGCGGGGGTGGCGGCTCGGGTGGCCTGGTGCTGGTTTACACGCTGACGGCGGTGACGGGTTCGGGTTCGGTGAACGTGGCGCCCGGCGGCGCGGGCTCGGGCGTGGGCACGGGCGCGGCCGGTTCGGCTGGCTCGGCCGGGGCGCAACTGTTCCAGGTCCTTAACTGAGGGAGGCGGCGTGCTCAGTGCTGGGCAGGTGTACCGGGCCACGGTCACGGTCGCCAGCGGCTCCTCCCCGTCTACAGCAGTGCTGACGATCACCAAGCCGGACGCCACTACGGTGGCGCAGTCCGGGCCGTGGACATGGACGCAGATTTCGCCGGGCCAGTGGCAGACGTTCTTTGACTACACGCTGCCGACCCCGGGGCTGTTCAGGTTCGCGTGGGTGACGACCGGGCCGGGCACGGCGCCGACGCCGATCTTCGAGAACGTGCGGTTCTACATCTCGGCCGTGGGGCTGAACGAGATGAAGAACCACCTCAACAAGAAGTCGCTCACCGACGATGACGAACTGGCCAGCTTCATGATGGCCTCCACCGAGCTGGTGGAAAACAAGGTGGGGATCATCGTCCCCCGGGCGTTCACCGACCGGGTGGAGGGCAGCCGTCACCCGATGCAGCTTGTGGTGCCGCAGCGGCCGGTGCTGTCGGTGCAGTCGGTGGCGTCGGCGCTGGCCGGTGGCCCGGTGTGGGACAACGTGGCCTCGCCGGGGGTGCTCGCGGCGGACACCGAGGCGGGGCTGATCTACCAGCCGTCAGGGTTCCAGTTCTGGTGGGGGCCGTGGGATGTGGCCTACACGTGCGGGCGGCAGGTGGTGGATGAGCGGTTCATCCACGCCGTCAAGGAACAGGTGCGGCATCTGTGGGAGACGCAGCGCGGTAGCCAGCCGCCGACCGTGCTGCAGGGCGAGGAGGTCTACACCTCCACCACGGGCTTTACGTTCAGCGTGCCCCGGCGGGTGCTCGAACTGCTGGAGCAGGACACCGTTCCGTCGTCATGATCGCCGCCGTTCTGGTGGCCGAGCCGTTCCCGTGGTGGCTGCGTGCGGTGCTGTCTGCCTGTCTGACGGCGCTCGCGCTCGGGATTGTCGCGGCCGTGATGGGCCGGGGAAAGGGGCACTGAGTGCCGTACGCATCGACGTGCCCGGCCGCGATAGCCGGGCTCCTGTCCCTGTTCCAGACGATCAGCCTGGACGGCGAGGTGCGCGACGGCCCCGACGTGGGCGACAGTTCGGCCCGTGAGGTGATCACGGTCGGCTATGTCGGCCCCGACGATGACACGGCGGCCGAGGCGGCCGAGGTGCGCGGCGACATGGGCGGGGCTCGGGACAAAGAGTCCTACGACATCCATTGCGCCACGGCGGTCCTGATCGGCGATGAGGGGACGGCCGGGGCTCGGGTGCGGGCGTTCGCCCTGCTCGGCCAGTGCGGCGACTGGCTGCGCCGCAGCCGGAACCTGGGCGGCGCCGTGATGTCGGCGCGGATCTCCACCTGGACGCTGCGCGATGACTCAACCACGGGCGGCGCGTACTGCCGCATCCGCTTCGACGTGCACGTAGAAGCGTTCACCGCACCGATTTAGGAGGGGCCAGATGGGCGCTGCCCTGGCGGCACAGTCATTCCCGCACAACGGTGCGGCGATCACCTACACCACGTCGGGGTCCGGCACGCCGCTGGCCACCACGAACAACACGTTCCCGTGCGGCCAGGGGCTCGCGCTGCTGGTGAAGAACGGGTCCGGCGGCACGCTGACCGTGAACTTCACGGTTCCGGCGGGGATCACCGTGGACGGCCTGCCGCTCACCACGCCGTACGCGCCGACGATCGCTACGGGCGCAGATGCGATCTATCCGCTCCCGGCGGCCAGGTACCAGGACCCGGTGTCCGGTCTGGGCACCGTCGGGTTCTCCACCGTCACCTCGGTGTCGGCGGCCGTCATCTCCACGAACTGAGGGAGCTACCCGTGACCGAGCCAGCCGCGCCCGTCGCTGCTACCGCAGAGATCACCCCGATGGTGAAGCTCATCCACCCCGGCATCGGCGGCCAGGTGGCCGAGGTGCCCGCCGCTGGCGTGGGCCAGTGGTACGCGTCCGGGTGGGTGCCCCTCACTGAGGAGAACGCCCCGCCCGAGGAGGCACCGGCCGAGCCTCCGCAGCCCATAACCGCCGCCCAAGCCGCCGAGGCGGCAGCGGAGGACAGCCCAGCGAAGCCAGCGGCCAAGGCTGGCAAGGCCAGCAAGGGAGAGTGAGCAATGCCCCCGTCGCCACTGACTGCCACCTCGCGGTACGTCTCCGAGGGCGTTCGGAAGATCTACTTCATGTCCACGACGGCCAACTACCTGGCTCCGACGCGGGGTGAGCTGAACGCCGGGATCGACCTCACCAACGAGATCGCCGAGATGTCCGGGTTCACCGTCTCCTCGGACACCCAGGACGTGCCGGACATGAGCGGGCGCTTCACAGCCAAGATCCCCGGGCGGATCACCGCCGACGACTCGTCCATCCGGTTCTACGCGTCCCAGACTTCGGCGGACGTGCGCACCGTGCTCCCCCGGGATACGGCGGGCTACATCGTCACCTTGTGGGAGGGCGATGTGTCCACCCAGAAGATGGACGTGTGGCCGGTGAAGGTCACGGCCTCGTCGGTGCAGACGGTGATTGACGATCCGGCGTCGATCCTGGTCGGGTTCACCGTCACCAAGGTCCCGGCGCAGAACGTCACTATCCCGTAGACAACGCGGGCCGCCTGACCAGGCGGCCCGCGTGCTGGGGTGCCCTGCTAAAGCACCAGCGAATCCACCCTACTCGAAGGGACCGCCCCCCCGATGGCTCTGCTTACTCATGATCAGATTCTCAAGGTTGACGACCGCCAGATCGAAGAGGTGGAGGTGCCCGAGTGGGGCGGCTCTGTTCTGGTGGCGGGCATGGACGGCAACGGCCGCGATGAGTATTTCGCGTCGATGGCCGTCATGCGGCAGCGGCCCGGGAAGGCGCCGCAGATGGGCATGAACGCCGAGAGCGCCACATCCAAGCTGGTGGCCCGGTGCATCCTGGACCCCGACGACCCCGACCGCAAGGCGCTGATGTTCACCCCGCAGGAGGTGTGGGCGCTCGGCGAGAAGTCCGGGGCGGCGCTGAACCGGGTGTATGAGGTGGCGCTGAAGCTGTCCGGCCTGGACAACGAGGACATGGAAGAACTGGGAAAAGCCTCAGGCGGGGAGATCATCCCGAGCTGATCTTCTACCTGGCGCTGGCGCGGGATCTCGGCTGCACCAAGGCCGAGCTGCTGTCGCGGATCTCCTCACGGGAGCTGTCCGAGTGGTGGCTGTTCTACGAGCTGGAAGCCGAGGAGGCCAAGCGGCAGCGCGACCGCAAGCCCGGCGACAGGGACGGCAAGCCGAAGATCAACACACGGGGGCTGTAGATGGCTGAGATCACCGGCACCGGGGTGCCTGAGATGAAGGCGCTTGCGGTGAAGCTGCGGGCGGCCGACCCGGCGCTCCAGCGGGAGCTACGCCGCCAGTTCCGGCAGATCGCCAACCCGCTGGCCGAGTCGGCGCGGCAGTCGATCATGTCGATGCCAGCTAAGGATGAGGATGCGCCGCCGCATCTGCGGGCCGAGGTGGCCAAGACGGTGTATGCGTCGGTGGGGATCACCAAGACCGGTGTGCGGGTGGACATCGTGTCCAACGGCAACCGGATGCCTGAGGGGATGAGGAACATCCCGGCGTACCTGGATCAGCCGCAGGGCTGGTCGCACCCGGTGTTCGCGCACGGTGAACGGTTCCATCTGGGCCGGTCGCGGGCACGCAAGTTCCGGTTCCGCCCGGCGGTGCTGCGCCCGCTGGTGAAGCGCGGTAGCTGGACGTGGGTCAAGCAGGTGGGTAAGCCGGGCTGGTTCGAGGGGCCGCTGGAGGCCCGCGCCGGGTTCGAGGGGCGGGACGCGGCGCAGGCCGCTATCGAGTCGGTCAAGCGGAAACTCGGCGCCTAGCCGGACAGTGTTTCATCGCCCCGGTAGGGCGGCGGGTCGTCTGGCTGGCGGGTGTCGGGGACGTGCGAGGCGGACATGGTGAATACGCCGCGTTCGTCCCATTCGATGTGCATCCACCCGGGGCCGGGCTGCGGGTAGTAGGACATTTCGCGGGTGGTGCCGTCGGGTAGCTGCTCGTGCACGTCCCAGCGCCAGACCCGGGTCACCTGTACACCGCTCATACTTGGCGAGCCTAGCTGTCCTGGCACACCTGGTGGCGGACAACGACGGCACCTAGCTGGCTGGCCCGGTCGGCTGTCCAGCCGGACCCGTAGGTGGTTGCCTGGCGGCAGTGCAGCCGCAGCAGGTGGGTGCATCCCTCGGCGATCAGTTCATCCCGCCAGCGGAACCCGCCCTCGCCGTGGAAGCGGCGCACCTTGGGCTCGTGGATGATCAGCGTGCCGTCGGCCTCGCTGTACCCGGCGGCCTCGGCGGCGGCCTGGCCGATCGCGTCGGCGCCGTCGGCTCCCCCGGAGATCACCACGTCCGGGCGGAGCCGGGCAATGGCGAGATCGGCTCGGGCGCGGGCGCGTTCGGGGTCGCCGGGGCAGTCCAGCACCCGGGTTCCGATGATCGCCAGCCTGATAGCCACACCCCGGATACTAGGCGGCCCGGCCATCCGCCTCCTGTGACGCTCTGCGGCCCCCTGCCCGCCTGACGGGTGGGGGGCCACGTCCTGTGTATGGGCTCTGGCGGCCACGCCGCAGGAGCCGTTCTGACGTGCCCCGTGGGGGGACGTGTAACCGCTTCACGACTCATACAGGAGGGCGCGTGGCAACCACGCTGCGGTTCATCCTCCTAGGCGACGATCAGGCGTCCAGGGCGTTTGACAAGTTCGCCAAGTCGGTCGAACGGTCCAACCAGGCGGTAACCCGCTCGAACGCGCAACTGAAGGCGCAGCAAAAGGGGCTCGCCACTGCGGCTATGAGTTTCACCCGGCTGGCTGGCGAGGTGACCGGGACGGGTTCGGCGTTCACTGTCGCCTCTAGCAAGGCGTCGGTGATGACCCGGGTGCTGGCCGGGCTGAACCTGGCCACCGGGCTGGCGGAGCCGCTGATCTCCTCGCTGGTGGTGTCCACCGTCGCTTTGTCGTCGGCGCTGGTAGCGGGCGGGGCTGGCCTGGCCGCGTACGGGGTGGCGTTCAAGCCGCTGGCGACGCAAATCGGCACCATCATGAAGTTGCAGCAGCAGGCCGCCAACGGGTCGAAGGCGGCGCAGAAGCAGCTTCAGCAGGCCCTCAAGACGACGCCGCCTGTGGTGGTGCGGTTCGCTAAGTCGCTGAAGGACGCGCAGACCGCCTACACGTCGTGGGCGGACAAGCTGGCCCGGCCGGTGCTGAAGCCACTCCAGATCGCCCTCGGGGCGGTGAACCCGCTGCTGAAGGCGATTTCGCCGCTGGTGAAGGCGGCTGCCGGGGCGCTGACGGTGGTGGTGGGGCAGCTCGCGGCGCCGATCCACAACGGCGGCCTGGAGCGGATCGTGCAGACGATCTTGCCTCATGTCCAGCCGGTGATCATCGGCATGGCGCAGGCCATCGGGAACATCGTGGTCGGCATCGGCGGGGTGCTGAAGGCGTTTCTTCCGTTCAGCGACAGCATGGTGTTCGGCCTGGACAAGATCACAAGGAAGTTCCGCGACTGGGGGACCACCCTGTCCGGGCACTCCGGGTTCCACGCCATCGTGGCGCAGTGGAAGCAGGACTGGCCGGTGATCAAGCCGGTGCTGGAGAACCTGCTGAAGATCTTCAAGAACGTTGTCGCGGACCTGGCGTCGATGGCCACGCCGTCTAACTCCAAGGCGCTGTGGCAGATCGCTAACCCGCTCCTCGCGCTGGCGCTGCGGCTGTCAAGCCATCCGGCGCTGGTGACGGCGCTGGCGTACCTGGTGCTGCTGTCCAAGGGCGGGGGGCAGCTTAAGACGGCGTTCGATGGGCTGAAGACCGGATGGGGCACCCTCTCGAACGTTGTCAACAAGCTGACCGGCGGCAAGATCGGCACCGGTATGCAGTCGGCCGGGGACACGATGCTGGCCGCGTCGCGGAACATGCAGAAAGCGGCCGACACGATGGCCGCCGCCAGCGGCGGCAAGGCTGCGGCTGGCGGCGCGGCGGGGGAGGCTGCGGCGGGCGCGGCTGGTGGCGGCGGGCTGCGCGGCATCTTGTCCAAGGCGGGCAAGCTCGGGCTGGGCGCGCTCGGTGAGATCGGGCTGCCCCTGTTCGCCACCTCCAAGATCAAGCTGCCCGGGTTCGATAAGAACGTTCTCCACTCGGACATCCAGTCGTTCCAGGACAACTTCACCACGCCGCTGAAGAAGGCGTGGAACGCCGTTGTGCCCGCGCTCGGGTCGGCGTTCACCCCCGGTGGGGCGCTGAACAAGTCGCTGCTGCACGGCTGGGATCACATGGTGCACGGGCTCACCTCGGCCGTCGGGTCCGCTTTCAGCCCGGGGGGCGCGCTCAACAAGTCCATGCTGCGCGGCGGCGCCAACATGATCAACTCGTTCAACAACGGGGCCACGCACGCGTGGGTGACGGTGCGGCAATGGCTGAACCGCACCTCGGACCGGGTGACGACGGCCGTAGGCAACCTGGGCCGCACCCTATGGAACAACGGGCTGCAATCCATCCGGGGCCTGCTGAACGCCGGGCAGTTCTTCTGGAACGGCACCGCCCGGCCGTGGCTGTCCGGTGTCGGTGGCCGCATCCGCAACGCGGTGGGCAACCTGACCCGCACCCTGTTCGCCACCGGGCAGAACGTGGTGCACGGGCTGCTGACCGGCATCCGCAGCTTCATGGCCGGGATCGGTTCCTGGGTCAAGGGCAACATTGTGGACCCGCTGGTCAACGCCGTGAAGCACTTCTTCGGCATCAACTCGCCGTCCACCGTCATGGCCGGGATCGGCGGCCACCTGGTCGGCGGCCTGATCAAGGGCATCGTGGACGCCAACCCGGTGGCCGTGATCAAGAAGGTGTTCGGCTCCATGCCTGCGGCGCTCGGGCACCTGGTGGAAAAGGGCCTGATCGGGTTCGGCTCGCTCGGCTCCCGGGCGCTTAAGGCCCTCGGTGCCGTCGGCGGGTTCTTCAAGAACCTGTTCGGCGGCGGTGGCGGCGGCCCGCCGTCGGCTAACCGGACGCTGGCGATGAAGATGTTCCCGTGGCCCGCGTCGATGTTCGGCGCGTTTGACTACCTGGAGATGCGCGAGGCGGGCTACTCGCTGACGGCGCGCAACCCTAGCTCGGGCGCCTACGGCATGGCCCAGTTCATTAACGGGCCGAGCGAATATTTCCAGTACGGCGGCAACCCGTCCACGGCTTCTGGCCAGTTGATCGGCATGTTCAACTACATCCGCCAGCGCTATGGCAACCCGGTCAACGCGGCTGCCCACGAACGGGCTTTCAACTGGTATGCGGGCGGCGGCCCGATTGACGAACCGGTGATCGGCCTCGGCATGCGCTCCGGGCGCGGTTACGGCTTCGGCGAGGCCGGGGGCGAGTACGTGTCCAGCCAGGCATCCATGCGGGACGTGGCGGCGCTGCTGGCGTCGATCCATTCCGAGCTGATCCGGCAGGGCCGGACCCACGCAGCTAACCCGGACAGGACGGGTGCGGCTGTGTCCAAGGCGCTCAACTCGACTACCCGGGCTATCGCGGTGAGGGGGTGACATGGCCGAGTCGCTGACGATCGCCGGGCAGATTGAACTGCTCGGCCCCGACGGGGGCATGCCGTCCCAGGTGCCGCAGTGTGCGGGTGCCACGTTCCTGCTCGCACCCGGTTACGACCTGTCTGCGCCGCAGACCGTGGTGGACATTCTGGCCGCTGGGCTGCTAGACGGCGAGGTCCCGATTGGGCGCCGTGCCAGCAACCGGACGATCACCTTGCCTATCAAGCTGACCGCGCCGGACCGGACGACGCTGGCGGCGGCGCGGGAGTTCCTGCTGTCCACCATTGACGAGGACTACTGGCAGCTCGTGTGGACCCGTGACGGCGGGCTGCCGATGGTGCTGGACTGCTTCCGCGCGGCCCCGGCCGTGGCGCAGTCGGACGTGCTCACCGAACAGCAGTTGGTCAGCCTTATTCAGGTGTCGTTCCAGGCGCTCCCGTACGGCCGCAGCGATCAGCCCGAGGTGCTGGAGTTCCCGGCGCCGTCCCAGACGTTCAACCAGCCAGCCAGCCCGGTCAGCGTTGACATCTTCGGCACGGCATCGAACTTCCTTCAGGGCGACGATGCCGGGTTCGAGGCCACGGTGGGCAACTGGCTGGCGGCGGTGAACTGCGCCGTGGCGCGTACGACGGCGCAGGCGCATTCGGGTACCGCGTCGCTGGGCATCACCAGCTCGGCGGCCGGGAACATGGAGGCGATCTCGTGTAGCGCGGGCGCGTTCGGGACGCTCATGTTTGCCGTCTCCCCGGGCCGCACCTATACCCTGTCCGGCTGGTTCCGGGCGGCCACAGCCGGGCGGAGCTGCAACGTCGGCCTTGACTTCTACGACCCGCAGGGCGTCCAGGTCGGGGCCAGGCTGGCTGGCTCGAACATCACCGACACCACCACGGGGTTCACCCAGGCCACGGCGTCGATCGTCGCACCGGCCACGGCCGCTTGGGCGCGGGTGCATCCGCAGGTGGTGTCCACGGCCGCTGGCGGCGAGCTTCACTACCTGGACGATGTGTCGCTGGACGGCGGCGCCGTCTATTCCTACACCGACAGCAACCAATGGCTGCTGTCGTCGCTGACCCCGGTGACGGGGCACCACTCGGCGAAGTGGATTCAGACGGCCCAGGACTACCCGGTCTACGACCACATCCTCCCGGCGGCGATCGACATCACGAACCGGGGCAAGTGGACGTTCTGGCTTGGGCTCGGCACGTCCACGCCAACGGTGTGGACTAAGGGCACGGTGACGTTCGCCGTCACGCTGACGGACAACACTGGCGCCCAGATCTCGTTCTCCGGGCGGCAGCAGTGCACCGCCTCCAAGATCGACTCTCAGCCGCACTGGCAACTGATCTCGGTGCCGATCGCCCAGGCGCAGTCGGGGTTCGATTACACCCACGTGGCCCGGTACTCGATTGCCGCCTGGAACCTGTGGAACGCGGCGCTGGTGCCGGGTGGCCTGACGACGATCGGCCAGCCGGTGCTCCAGTCCGGTGCCTACCTGGCGGAGGTGATCGCTGCCGCGACGGCCACCGGGTCGGCGCTGACGCGCGGGTTCTTCGGCACCATGCCGGGGATCGTCGGCAGCGCGCGGGCGCCGCTGGCCATCCAGGCCACGCCTGGTGTCGGCTCGTTCTCCACCGTGTCCGAGTTCACCACGCCGGGCAGCAACGCGTTCACCACGCCTGTGGGTCTGACGGTGGTGGACAAGTCCGAGGTGTGGAGCGGCGGCGGCGGCGGTGCGGGGCGCAGCTCGAACGTCGGCAACCCCGGTGGCGGCGGCGGTGGCGGAACCGAATATGCGGCCGAGACAGCTATCCCGGTCAATGCTTCCACGAGCTACCCGCCGTTCGTCGGTTCCGGTGGCGCGGGTGGGGCGGCCGGTTCACAGGGCGCCAGCGGCACCGACTCGCACTGGGCTGGGCAGTCCGGCCCGACTGTGTACGCCAACGGCGGCCGTGGCGGCTGGCAGTCGTCTACGTGGGGCGGTGGCAAGGGCGGTACGGGCAGCTCGAACCGGATTCACTTCCCCGGCGGCAACGGGCACCAGTCCAACGCCAACGGGGATGGGTTCGGTGGCGGCGGCGGCAGCTCGGGTGGTTCGGCCTCGGGTGGCAACCCTGGTGACGGCGACTCCTACCGGGGTGCGGCGGCGCCGACTGGCGGCGGCCCTGGCGGCGACGGCGGCCGGTCCTCGGGTTCGCCTAAGAACGGGTCCTCCCCGTCGATCGGCCCGGGTGGCG